CCTCGGATAGACGATTGGCAGGTTGACGGGGTAGCATTGCATAATACGCAACAGCACGGTCATGCCATCGGCGTCATAAAACGTCTGATTAGTCATCGTCAACGCATTGGCGATGTTAATAGCCATTGCATCCCCGGTCGCATGATCCTTATTACGATAGATGGCCTGAAATCGCGCCCTGTAGAAATCAGGGACGTAGTGATTGACCGGGATACCCTGCGCCGGCAGCTTCAAAAGAATGCCGTTGATACAGCTCTCGGGCATATGGTGCTCGAATATATCGACGCCTAGCGCTGTCGCGAGTCCGGCCTCGATCAGAATTCCGGCGATGCAGTCGAGGTTCACTTATCATCTCCCAGTGCGGTTGCGGCGATAGTCTGCATCGTCACCTGGAAAATCTCCTCGGGTAGCTTCTCGGCATAGAAGTCGACAGCGCGGCCGATGAAGTCCTCTCCGATATCGATACCGGGATTCGCTTCCATCTTCGCGAACGTGCCGGGGCCAATACCCATATGCGAGTAGTTTTGATCGATCTCAGCCGCATAATCGAGACCCTCGCCGCCGACGATATCGATCTCAAGCCGACCGCGTTCGCCGCGATTTACGACCTTGTGAATGGAATCCTCGAGATCGCCGGTGTCATGCGGCGTCTGAAGTTTCGCCAAAATAACGATCTTGTCGGTGACATTCTGCATCGTGCGACGCGCGTGATCAGGTACCTTCTCGGCGCAGTAACGAAATGCGGCGATCAGTTCATCGCCGCCCTTAATTCTCATGCCGGGTTTCACTGTTCCCACTCCTCGAAGTCGCACTCGTAATGATCGAGCGCGCCATCCATGCCCCAGCGAGGCTCAACCATCATCACGCGCAGATAGCGACCAGCGATCGAGAATTTGTCTTCCTCGTTGATCGGTACGTTGGCGGGGAACAGAATCGTCGCGGCGACCACATCTTCGTCAACGTTGCCCTTGGAGGCGGAAGCGTCGGATCGAACTGGCGTCTTCTTGACGGTGACGTCCAGCTCGACGACGCCGCAACCGACCTTAATCGTGTTCGCGCTATAGATCGGCGATCCAAACTTATCGGTCCCAAGGAACTTGGTCCAATAACCGAAATTATTGGGGATAAACATCTCAGCTCCTCGACAGCGTGTAGCGGAAGTCGATATAGCCTTCGATGCACTTCAACGTCGCCTTTGAGATGCCGATGTCCAGAGGCATACTGTTTCGGAACTGAATCTCGGACTGACCGATCTTCTCCATGATGACGCCGGCCTGGCGCTTCACGTTGAGCGGGCTCTGCGTGAGAATAGCGTCAGCCTCGACGACCTGCGCGCGTCGCATTGCGGCCCGGAACAGCTCGGGATAATAATTGTACCATCGATCGGTGGTCATTACCGACCACAGGCGCGGGATGATGATTTCGTTGGCGCTGTCGAACCAGTTCAGATAGTTCTGCGCGTCGGGATCACGAGGCCAGCGAACGAAATAGCCGAGCTTGGTTAAGCCGAGCCAGGCCGCGGTCATGGCGTTGATGCGATCGCCTTCCGAAGCGAGTCCCCAGCTCATCAGGTTCGGAATTTGCGAGGCGGTGAGAAGGGCCAGATTGTAGGTCTGAAACGAGTTCTGAAGCAGCACAAGGCGCGCGTCAGGGGAGCCTACGATATACTGCGCCTTGGCGACATAGGAGCCGTTCGCCGTCGTCATCGTCAGCTGAATCTCACGAAGACCCAGCGTGGTGATAATCGGATTGCCTTCGGCGACGCCCTCGTTGAGATTGGGCCGCGGCCCCGCCAGACCGTTATTCACGGCGAGAACTACGATCACGGCGGCTCGATCCGTGGCGGCGGGGTTCGCGAGCGTCACCGGCCCCTGAACGATATTCTCAAGCTCGTCGAGCACCTGATAGCTCAGCGTCATCCCCACCGGCGACACGGGTGCGCCATTCAGATCGACGAAGGGTATCGCGACAGTGACGTTTGTATTGGCGGGGTAAGTGTTCATCGAAGTTTACCTCGAGCCGGCGCGACGAGCGCGGGCGACATCCTGAGCGCGAAGGATCGACGCCATCAGTTCCGGAATTGCCCGGCCCTTAACGCCGTAAACCTGAGCGATATCGCGAAGACCCTGAATGCCGCGCTCATCCACGACGCCACAGAGCTGATCATGCGAGTAGAAGGGCTGAGCCTCGAGTTCGCTTTTCTTGGTCTGCTTGATCGCCTCGGCGTCCGTCGCCTTCTGATCGGTCGTGGGAGCCACGAGCGGCGCGACGATCGTCAGTTTGATAGGCTTGTTATTGATGAGCCGCTGACCTGGGCCGACCTGAAGACCCGTTTCCGGATCGATGCATCGAAGCTGTGTCGCTACGCGATCGACAGCGACCTGCGGTAGCGGCTCATCGGAAAGACCATTGGTGAAATTATGCGAACCAAAGTCGCCGGTGTAGTTTTCCCAACCCTTCGACATCATGCGAATGTGAATCCTAACGCCGTTATCGGGAACTTCGGCGGGAGCAGGCGGCGGAACGTGAATGTGCGGGCGACCAGTGACGACGGCGGGCTCGACGGTGCCCTTGACGAGAATATCGGCCATTAGTGGCCTCCGATCATTTGTTGGAGAGTGCCGTTTAAGTCGGCCATGAGCAGGTCCGAGTAGCCGCCAACATGAATCTTGCCGATGAATATCTGCGGCACGGTCAGGGCGTGATTCGAACGCGCGGCGAACTCCTCTTCGAGCGAGGGGTCTTTGGTCATGTTGCGGTAGACGAAGGCGATGCCTTGCTTTTGAAGCAGCGCGCGGGCGCTGGCGCACCAGCGACAAGTGTCGGTTCCGTAGATTTCGACGGTCTGCATAGCTGCCTCATAAGCAAAAGGGCGGGATTGCTCCCGCCCTAATGTAAATCAGTTATGACTTTCGTTCAAGATCAAACGTTGGTCAGACCGGCGAGACGAGCCAGGCTCAGCGTGGACTTCAGGGCGGTGCCCACATACCACTTCATGCGGTAGCGAACGGCGTCCTTGTTCTGGATCGTGCCGATATTCTCGACCTGAATGCCGCCCGACGGGCCGCCGTAGATGCCATGGAAGCCGTCGACTTCGTTCAGGCGAACCGCGTAGATCGAGGTCGTCGCGTTGTTGGTGCCGCAGGTCTCGTTGTTCGGGATGAAGTCATTCAGCACAACCGGGATGCCGTCGTAGACATGGATCGGCTTGCCGAAGTTCTCGATCATGACCGTATCGGCCATGTTGCCGTTGAACGAACGAAGCAAAGCGCGGATCGCGCGCCAGGTCGAACGACGCATCACGAAACAGTCGGCGCCGAGCTTCACGAGGTCTTTCAGTTCGTCGAGCATCGCCAGCGTCAAGGAGGCGCCGTTGACGTCGGCCAGAATCACCTGGCTCGGGTCGCAGAGGGAAGCGATGCCGTCGAAGGACTTCGGATTGACCGAGGAATAACCCTGAACCAGGGCGCGACGGAAGGCGCGGCCGAGACCCTTGGCCTTGGAAGCCAGCTGAATCGCAAGCTGCGAGTTGCTGTTGGACTGCGTCGCGAGCAGGAACTTGTCCATATCGACGTCGCCGGCCATGATCTTCAAGGTCGTGGTGATTTCGGTGAAGGTCGCGCCGCCTTCGTTCACGGGATCGTAGGGCGACAAGAAGTCGGCTTCCGTCAGCGTGTTTTCGCGGTTGTAGAGATACGCCTTCGAATTGACGTACATGAACGGAAGAAGGGCGAACAGCTCATCGATGTCGATGATCTCTTCGATGACGCCGCGCTCAAGCTGCTCAAGCGACAGTTGGTTGGCGGTTGCGACCAGCAAGGGCATTCGTGTTCTCCATGAAGCTTCTCGCGGGAAGCTAGAAAGCGTAAGTCAAATCTGACTGGCACTATGATACCGCGAGAAGCCTCATTGTCAAACATCAAAATGGAGCAATACTCGACTATTAGGTCGAATATTACATTTCTGCCCTAATCAGATAGCTTTCTTCGCGAGCGAGCCGGCCAGTAGAGACGCTTCGATGCGCGCCATACCTTTAAGGGCGCCAGCCGCGGGCGGAGTCGTTACTCCCTTCACGGTGCGCGAACCGGCGCCATCGCCAAGTTTCGACTTCAGCATACGATCCTTATCCGGATCGCCTTCGACGATACGCTTGATCGACTCCTCGAAGGATAGCGGATTGCCGGAACCGTCGACCAGCTTCGTGCGAGCCGCTTCACCCTTGGGCTTGTCATAGGCGATGATCGCCTCGCCTTCGATCTCGAAATTCGAGCCGTAGAGCGCGCGAGCCTTCGCCGCGGGGACCACGAGATCGTCCGTGACGAACTTCGAGGTCGAGAAAGCCTGACCGATCGTCAGGTCGTTGATCTTCGAAACCGATGCGTTATTGGCCGCCGCGGCGTCGGCCGCCGCTTTCGTGACCTTCGCAAGCTCCGCGGCGTGCTCTGTCGCCATCATGGCCTTCAGCCGATCGAAGTCGCCGGCCTTCTCGAGCGCGGCCTTCTCGGCGGCGACCTGTGTGGCGAGCAGGGCCTTGATCGCGACCGGATCAATGCCGTCGAACAGCGCGAGCTTGGCGGCGAGATCGGCCTTTTC